ATTGTAAAATTTCAAAAAACCTTGACCCAAAAGCGCCTTTCGTGCAAGTGTCAATTCGCAGATAGCCAAATCTATCTGTCGGGATTGGACTCTCGCATGTTCGAAGGCGCTCGAAAAAGCCGCGTCAACTGTCGCGGCTTTCCCTATGGTCGGGCGTGCAGGAGCACCTTCGGGTGCGCCGTTCCTTCGAGCGGTAAGTCCAATTCTGCACGTTCCGGCCACCCGTGATTGGACTCTCGGCGGCTGGACTTAACCAGATCGAAGGAGTCTCAATTATGAGCACAGATAAACACCACCCCAGCCATTTGGTCAAAAAAATGGCCAAAATCACCGCCTCGCTGGAGGCTTATGACATTCATCAGGAAAACATGGAGCGCTTGCGCGGCCATATCGCCACGCTGGAACTGCTGGCGCATAGCAACCCCGCGCTGACCGAACCGAGCGCCGAGGCCCGTATGCTGTTTGCCACGTTGTCCGCCGTGCAAGAGCAGGCCGCGCAGCTTGAAAACAGCGCCGAGGCCCTGCTGGCCCTCGCCGCCAAGCGGGAGGTGGCCCATGTTTGATTCTAAAATCAAAGTGATCGAGGGCGAACCCCGTATGCGTGACCTCGATGTGGCCGAGGCGCTGGATTTTGAGCGCCCGAGAAAGATCAGGGATTTGATTGCGCGCCGCAAAACAGAGTTAGAGGAGTTCGGAATTTGCCCCACCATGGGGCTAATTCACGAGGGTGCGGGCCGCCCTGGGGAGGAATACTGGCTCAATGAAAAGCAGGCGTTGTTTATCTGCACCAAGTCCGAGGCGAAAAACGCGCTGGATATCACGATTCAGATGATCGAGGTGTTTTCGGCGTGGCGGCACGGCCAGCTGGCGCCGCGCTCTGTGGCCGAGCCGGATGAGCGCAGCGAGCGGGATGCGCTGATCGAGGTGGTGGAGGATGTGAACTTCCCCAATATCATGGTGCTGCTGCGCGAGGCGCGGGTAACCCACGGCAAAAAGGCGGCACAGCGCCTGTGGAAGCGCGCGGGCCTGCCCATGCCCGATGTGGCCGAGATAAAGGCCGAGGCGGCGCAGAGCGGCGAAATTGGGCTGTTTCTGCGGGAATACTGCATATGCACCGGCGACGCCCGCCGCTTCACCCGCTCTGCCGAGCTGCTGGAGGCCTATAAGCACTGGTGCCGCGCCCATGAGCGCCAGCCGATGACCGACGCCACCTTCACCAAGCGCCTGTCCGGTTTGGCCGGCCAATACCGCGACCCTGCCACGGGCGAGGGCTTTGTGAAGCACAAAGCCAGCGTGAGCGGGTATCTGGGGTTAAGCGTGGATGCGTTTGCGCTGGTGGATTAGGGCGGATCGCCGCGCCCGCGTGGCGCGGCGAGATCACAAAAATATTTCTGGTATTGATTTCTTAATCATTACCTATCATATTGACAGGTATGAAAAACGTGATTCAATTTAAAAAGCCAATGAGGGCAGACCAGTTTGAGGCAACGGTCAAAGACCGCTCAAAATTCTCGCATATGGTTTTTTTGACCGATCACGTTAAAGAGCAAATGGCAGAAAGGGGGATATCCCAACGCCAAATTATGAATGTGCTTAGGAAGGGCAGCGCTGCTAGCGACCCAAAAGAAGACCATGCACATGCGAGCATCGAAGGAAAGATGAAATACCACGGCACCGGAAGGGAAATCACCGTGGTGTGCGGGATTCAGCAAAGCAACCTGTTTGTTTTTGCCATCACCGTTTACTAGGAGGAAAGCTATGACCAATCAAAATATGTATCACTATAAGGAGTGTGGGCTGAACAATATCTATCTGGCAAATGGCGTCACCATAAAAGAAACACCCTACGGCCAATCGACATCCATTCACGATATCGACGGGTTGCATCGCGCGATCGGCCTGCACATTGCGAACACCAAGGGTGTGCTAAATGGAAGCGAAATCAAGTTCTTGCGGCATGAAATGGATTTATCGCAAGCCATGTTGGCCTCTTTGTTGAGGACGACAGAACAAACGCTTGCGCGCTGGGAAAAGGGGAAAACCCATATTCAAGGGCCCGCTCAAGCCCTCTTGACGGCGCTTTATAAAGAAGGCGTTACGGGCGATGGTGCATTGGCCGAGCACCTGAAATTTTTGGCCCAACTGGATGCGGAGGCTCACAAAGAACTGTGCCTGTCATACTCCAATAGCGAATGGGAGCAATGCGCCGCTTGAAGCGCTTCCGTTTATTCTAGACACCAGCCCGCCCCCTGAAAGGGCGGGCTTTTGCGCGCTTGCGCGCTCCATCTCCCTTTCTCTTTTGGATGCCGCCACCTTTCCCCGCACCCCATTTTAATCACCAAACGAGTTTGGGAGGGCCCACCTCCCCATTTCGGGGGATACTATCTGGGGGTTAGGGGGTTTAACTTTCAATGAAACAAGGGCGATGGGAAGACGGGGAGTAGAACCCCGAGGAGTTTCTATATACGCAAGGCCCTATAGGTATAACCTTCATTTAAGAATTTAATTCTTGCGTTAAGGTTGCTTTAACACTCCCTATATTCCCTACACTCCTGAATAACTATAAATAACTAACGATAACAACAGGATAAAGGGAAAGGGTTTTAGGGAGAATAAAAACTGTCAGGGGAGGCAAATGATAACTTCCCTACAGACCACCACTGATGGTGTTGGTGGTGGTCGAATTATCTATATGAAGTGTTTGTGGTGCCTAAATGGTGCAATAAAAAGAAAGGTGTTGACCTTGTCCGCGTTATGCGACTACCTTCACCACAATCAGGAAATGGGTCGACGGGAAACCGGACGGCCCTTTTTGATTCCACCCCCGCATTCCTGCAGCCCGCCCCGCCTCGGTGATGATGTCACCCACGCGCTTCATAAGCGGGCGGGCTACAGGAGCGCGGCTTAACCAAATCGCTTGGTCCTGCTCAAGGGGCCGCGCTCATTCATTTATTGCCCAGAAAAACAGCGGGTCCTTCCTACGCCCCAAACTGTATACGGGGGTGCTAAGCGCGGAGGTTTTTGGGGGGTTAACTAAACGGGGAGCGTCAACCGTCAACCGTCAACTTGGAGGTAGGACATTATGATATCAGAGAATGTCCTAAGCAAATATGGGAATGATCACGGGGTTACAGCTAGCGCGGGAGTTGGGGGTAACGAAGAGCGCTGTCAGCAAATGGACTCGAATTGGAAAGCTCGATGGATGTTTCGAGGGGGTAGGGCGAAACCGCCGCTATGACCTTAAGTTATGCGCTGAAAATTTGGGGAGAACACTAGATTCTGGGCAGTTACTTGGGAATGGCGCGCGGACAAGGGTTGCAATCAAATCAATTGCGTCGGGAGAACCCAAAAACCAAAACCCACCGAATCTGAAAGAAAGCGCGCCTTTGCCGGTGGGGGACCTGGGCGGGTATGAAATGGCGCGGACGGTGAAGGCGATTGAGGAGGCGCGCAAGCTTAAGCGGGTGAATGCTGAGGCCGAAGGGCTTTACGTGCTGGCATCCGAAGCTACCCGCCAAATGGCAAAGCAGATTGGCCAAGAGGTATCCGAATTTGAATCGGTGATGAAGGACGGGGCGAGAAAGGTGGCGGACCAGCTCGGGGTGGATTTTAAGGTGGTGCGAAAAATTTTGATGGATCAGTGGCGCGGGCACCGAAAGGTGCGGGTGAAAAAGCTGAAATCGGCGGCTGCGGCTGCGGAAATGACCGACGAGGAGAGGTCAGAGAATACCTGATGGGCTTCCTGACCTCGGCTGAAAAGATCGTGGCGCAGGCGCTGGCGGCAGCGATGGAGCCGCCGCTGCCGCCGGATATCACAGCATGGTGCGCGCGCAATATTGTTTTTGACGAGCGCTCGCCGATGCCTGGGCCGTTTAACATCGAGCGGTTTCCTTTTCTGAAGGAAATTCACGAGGTGCTCTCGCCTGAGCACCCTTGCCGCGATGTGACAGTCCAAGGGTCGGCGCAGTGGGGTAAGACGGTTTCGGTGCTCCAGCCGACGTTGGGTGCGTGGTTTGCCTATGCGGCGCTGGATGCGCTGGTGGTGCACCCGACGCAAAGTGCAGCGACCGAGTGGGTGAACAACAAGTGGATGCCGATGCGCCGCCAAGCGCCCGGGCTGATCGAGGTGTTTGGCCTTGGCCATGGTGGCAACCGTGACAATGTTTTTAATCAGGAGACCAAGAACCAGAACGGCTCGCTAAAGGTCGTTTCCAGCGGATCGCCCGCCGATCTCACCGGCACCTCGCGGCGCTTGGTGATTATGGATGACCTTGCAAAGTTTGATATGAACGAAAAGGGTGATCCTGAAGCGCTGGCAGTGAGCCGTGCCTCGGGGTTCGAGGATGCCAAGATCGTGCGGATATCGACGCCGATGATCAAAGGCACTTGCCGAATTAGCCGCGCTTACCAGCGCAGCGACCAGCGGCTTTACTTTGTGCCCTGCCCGCATTGCGGAAATGAAGCGCCGCTGACATGGGAGAATTTTAAGCCGAGCATTGATCCGGAGCGGCTTCATGCGGCGCATTTTACCTGCGAGGCTTGCGGCTGCGAGATCAATCACAGCCACAAAGAGGAGATGGTTCGCAAGGGCCGCTGGGTGCCGCAGAATCCGAAAGGTGATCACCCCGGGTTTTTTCTGTGGCGGGCCTATGCGCCGCAACGGGACTGGGCCTCGATTGCGGTGGATTATGCGCAGGCCATGGGCTGGGCCTCCGGGGAGGCCGTGAGCCAAACCGAAGAGGAGCTGAAAAAACAGGTCGAGAGCGAAACCGAGCAGACGTTTTTCAACGATGTTTTGGGGCTGCCATTCGAGCAAGCGACCAGCGGGCCGGATTGGGAGGTGCTACGCGACCGGACAGAACACGCGCCGGAAGGGGAGGTTTACCCGATTGGCGTGGTGCCGCCCAATGGTGTGCTGCTCACGGCAGGGGTGGATTGCCAAGACGACCGGCTCGAGGTGCACATTGTGGCCTTTGGCGACAATCGCCGCCGGTGGACTGTGGATTACAAGATCATACCTTACACCATCGGCTCTGATGAAGGCCGTGCGGCGCTGAATGCGATTTTGAAGCAAAAGTGGCGCACCTCGCTCGGGTTGCCGATTGAGCTGGACATGCTGGCGATTGATGGCGGCACCTACACGGATGATGTTTGGTCTTGGGCCAAGCGGCACCCGTGGTCTCGGGTGATCGTCGTCAAGGGTGGCTCGCGGCAAAACGGGCCGATCATCGAGCCGATGAAATTCGAGCGGCGCAAGGACGGGAAAGCCAAGCGCCGCCAAAAGCGCGGATTCATGGTTAACGTCTCCCAGATGAAGGGCGATTTTTATACGTGGTTGGCCAAGGAAGAGCCGGGCGAGCGCGGCTATTGCCAGTTTGCCTCGGGCCTGAAAGATGAATTCTATCGCCAGCTGGCCTCCGAAGTTTGTGTGCTGAAGCGGCAAAAATCAGGGGTGATCACGCGGCAGTGGGAGCTGGTGGAGCCCTCAAGGCGCAACGAGGTGCTGGATACTATGAACTATGCCGAGGCGGCGGCGCGGCGCAAGGGCTGGGCCTCGATGACCGAAGCGCAGTGGGATGCGCTGGCCGCCAAGCGCGGTGTGGCCCCTGACGCGCCGCAGGGTGACCTGTTTGATAAAACGTTGATTGCCAAGGACGCCGAAGTGGCCCCCGAAGCGGCCAAGCCCAAGAAACAAATTTCGGAGTATATGGTATGACTGACACTGCCGTTTTGACAGCGCGCCTCGCCGAGGCCGAAGATGCTTTGCACCAGATCACCATTGGGGGCGGCACGGCGATGGTGAAATATGATGGCCGCGAGGTGATGTATACCAAGGCCGACCTGAATGAGCTGAAGATTTATATCCGAAGACTGAACGAGCAGCTTGGGCTGGTGACCCCGCGCCGCGCAAAACGGGTGATTTACAGATGAGCATGTTTGACATTCCTAAAATAAAGCGCGGGGCGGGTGGTGCTTCGGCTATGGTAACAGGTGCGCGCGGCGCGCGGGCTTATGATGCGGGCAGCACCACTTCCGAGGCCATGATCGGCTGGAACCCGAGTTACCAGCCTGCTGATGGCGAGAT